ATTAAAGCTTTATTTGATACTAGTGATGTAAAAAATAAAGTTAATGATTTACAAAGTGCTTTTAAAAATATTAAATTACCCGACAATTTACAAAAAAGCTTTAATAAAAATATTAATGATTTAATCAAATCAGTTAATGATTTTGAATCCAAAGCTGGTAAAGGAATTTAGAACAAAACTGATGCAACTGGTATTACAAAAGCTATTGATAATGTTATAAAAGATTTTACCAAAGTTGAGGATGTTATTGCTAAAATTTAGTCTGAAATTAATAATAGTACTGATTTATCTAAAATAATAAAATTAGATAATGGTGCTATTTAGAAAATTTAGCAATTAAAAAATGATATTAAAGATTTACGTCAATAGATCGCCGATATTACGACTAGTAAACTTGATGATGTTAATAGTAAATTAAATGATATTAAATCAAAAGGAGCAAAAGCTGGTGCGCAAAAAGCCATTGAATTATTTAATAATGGTGAAATTGAAGAAGCAATCAAACTTTTAGATTAGGTAAAACAAAAACAAGAACAAATTAAGAATGGTAATTATAATGATAAGGCTAAAGCTACTGCCGAATCAAATATTAATGCTTTAAATTCTTTATTAACAACTTTTAAAAACGCACAAAGTGAAGTTTCAACTCTTACTGATCAAGTAAATGACAAAACAAGATAGTTAGGTGAAACGGCTTAGCAAAGTTATAAATAGGCTATTGATAAAGTTAATGAAGAAACTGCCGCATTAAATCAAAATGGGGAAGCCGTGAGAAATAACCGTGATGCTATAGTAGATATGGCTAATGGTTAGGCTTAGTTTAATAGTGAAGTAGATCAATTAAAATCTCGTGTTCAATATTTCTTTGGTTTAAATAATGCTATTCAATTAGTAAAGCGTACAATGCGCGAAGCCTATAATACAATTAAAGAACTTGATGCAGCCATGACTGAGACAGCAGTTGTAACTGATTTTTCAGTTGGGGATATGTGGGCATAGCTTCCAGAATATACGAAGCGTGCGAATGAACTTGGCGTTACAACAAAAGCTGCATATGAAGCTGCTACTCTTTACTATCAGCAAGGTTTAAAGACTAATGAAGTTATGGCAATGTCTAATGAGACATTAAAGATGGCACGTATTGCTGGTCTTGATGCTGCTGTCGCGACAGATCGTATGACCAATGCTATTCGTGGTTTTAATATGGAGATTAATACTACGAATGCATAGCGTATTGATGATGTATATTCAAAGTTAGCTGCAATTTCTGCTTCAAACGTTGATGAAATTTCAACTGCTATGACTAAAGTTGCATCTTTGGCTCATAATGCAAATATGGAATTTGAAACAACTGCAGCTTTCTTAGCATAGATTATTGAGACTACTCGTGAATCTGCCGAAACTGCTGGTACTGCTTTAAAAACTGTTGTTGCAAGATTTTCAGAAGTTAAGAAATTAGTAGGTGAAGGTGAACTTAAAGGTACTGGTGAAGATGGAGAACTTATTGATGTTAATAAGGTATCTTAGGCTCTTCGTACTGCTGGTATTGATTTAAATAAATACTTTTTAGGAGAAGCTGGACTTGATGATATATTCATGGAGTTAGCTTCTAAATGGGATTCTCTTACTACTATGTAGCAAAGATATATTGCTACGTAGGCTGCTGGTTCACGTTAGCAATCTCGTTTTATTGCATTAATGTCTGACTATGCTCGTACTTAGGAATTAGTTGGTGAAGCATATAATGCAAACGGCGCGGCCGCGAAATAGTTTGCTAAAACACAAGAATCACTTGAATCTAAACTTGCTCGTTTAAAGAATGCTTGGAACGAGTTTGCTATGGGTATTCTTAATAGTGACCTTGTTAAAGTTGGTGTTGATTTTTTAACTAATTTATTAAATGGAATAAATTAGTTAACTAGTGGTTTTGGTGCTTTAGATTCTGGTATTGGGAGTGTCATTGGTACTTTTACTAAACTTATAGCATTATTTGGCATGTTAAATGTTGGTAAAGGACTAGCTAATGGTTTATTTGGTTAGATCGGGGCTATGTTTACTGGTAAAGAAGCCCTTCCAATTAAAGAAGCCATGGTTAAAGCTATGTTTAACGGGCAATAGGCAGAGGCTATGTCTGGTAAAGGATTGCTTTCAATACTTGGAAAAGGATTTTTAAATCCATTTACTGGTATAAGTAATATAGCAAAAGCCGGTGCTGGTAAAGCTTGGGGTAGTTTACAACAACTTGGTATTAGTTCTGTAGCTGGGTATGGTGGTATTTTTGGCAAAGCCGGTGCAAAATTATTTAGTAGTAAGTTATTAACTGGAGTAGGTGAAAGTGCAAGTTTTGGTTTAGCTGGTTTAACTACAGCTTTAACTGGCGTAGCGGCTGCAGCTACTGCAGTTGCTCTTGCATATAAGGCTTGGGAAAAATATACTCCTTCTGGTCAATTATATGTAGCTCGTAAGCATGCGGAAGAAATGTAGAAGGTAGCAGATGAAGCAAAAGCATCATCGCAATCTATTTAGCAATTAAAAAATAGCTATGAACAATATTCACAAGCAGTTGAATAGGCTTCAACTCTTGAAGAACGAAGAAATGCGATTCAAGAAAGAAATAATGCTATTTTAGAAGCAATTGATAAAAATCCAGATTATGCTCGTTTTCTTGATACTGATTTTGATGTTACTGGGGAATTAGTATTAACATTAAATGCAGATAAAGTAACTGAGGCTGCGATTGAAGCGGCAAGAGAAGCAACTAAAGCTTCAATTAATTCTTATTTTGCAGATGCAGATGTATATTTTAAATAGGCTCAAAATCTTTAGCCGCAATTGAATAATTATAAATAGACTAATACTTATTTAGATGATTTATCTTCTCAAGATGGATTACTTTCATAGGTTGGAATTAACTTAACAACCCCAATTGAAGAATCTATTAAAGATGAATATGCTACAACTGTTAATGAATTAAATAAATTATCAGAAGCTTCCAGAAAACTTGCTCAATTGGGTTATGCTTCAATGATTCAACTTTCTGATAAAGAACTTGGAAAAAAATTAGGAGCAGATATTGAACAATCTTTAGCGGAAACGCTTAGTAGAGTTTTCTAGTATACTGGAGAGCAAATTGATTAGACTACATTAGAAGCATTAGAAGATTAGTTAATTTCTGGTGAACTTGATACAAGTATACTTTCAACGGCAGTCGCAGACGGTTTATCTATTTCATTAGCAAAAGTTAATCTTGATAATACTGTTAGTTTAGCAGATATTTTTAATTTTGGTGTAGAAGAAGTTGAAGCTTTTGCAACGGCTATTGGTAAAGAACCTAAAGTTATATATGATGTTTTACGTGCCCGCGCGAAAGAAATCCAAGCTTTTCAAAAATAGCAAAGAACAAATATTTTTGAAAGCATGCTAAAAAATAATGCGCAAGCATTAGATAACGCCACTATTGAATTTATTAATAGTCTTAATTCAGATGAATTAAAAACTGCACTTGATTTATTAACTTCTAGCGGTAATTTACTTGGTGAGCAAGGCGGGGAAGGTCAACGAGTTTTACATCAAGATTTACAAGGGTTATTAAATTCTGGTGAAGCACAATCTCTTATTAATTTATTTAATTCAATTAACTTAGATAATCCTATTAGAGCTTTTCAAAAATTAACAGAAGTTGAAAAAACCGCTAGTGAAACAGTAAAACAATATATTGGTTATATTAAACAAGCTAATTCTGAAGCTTTTAGTCGTAGTGGAAGAATCCAAAGTTTCTTTTAGACAGAAGATTATGAAAAGTTATCTGAAAGTGTTGCTAAATTTAGAGAAGAAAATGGCAAAATAAGTGCAAAAAATATTGTGGAATTATCTAATGAATGTGGAGATTTAAAAACACTTTTAGATGATACTGAAATTAGCGCTAATCAGTTGGCAGAAGCTATTAATGCAATTAATGATGGCGCGCCGATGGACGGATTAACTGATGCAGTTCTTGATGCTTTTGATGCTACTGCAGATCTAGATGATTTAATTTTAGATTTGCATGATACTATTCAGAATTTTAATGCTGGTCTTGATTATGGTGAAGGTACTGACTTTGTTGTTAGTTTATCAGATCAGTTACTTGAAATGACTGAAAACTTAGAATTTGGTAATGAGTAGTATAAGAATATTTATACCCAACTTTTTGGTAAAGAAGCATATGATAGTTTTATGAGTCAATATGGCTCTATGGGTATTGAAGAATTTACTTCAATGGCAAAAACACAAATAGAGCAATTAAGAAGTTGGGCAGATGAAGAAAGTTATGATTTTATGCATCAAATGGCTGAAGCTGGCAAATTTGGAATTTCTTTTGCTGGATAGGAAGGAGATGCAGATGTATTTAATTGGGATGTTGGTAAATAGACTTCTTAGCAATTAAGAGATAGTATCGCAAGTGAGTTATAGATTTCAGCAGATTCTGCTATGGCATTAATTGAAGGTGCTATGGCGCATATGCCAAAATTAAAATTAGAATTAGAAACTAATGATTATAATGCTGCTATTGAAGAATTTGTTAAGAAAACCGGAGAAGGGTCAACTGCAACCCAAGCTGAATTATAGACTTTAGCAACAGCTTATAACAAGACAATTGAAGAAGTTAGTGGGTCAGTACAAGAATTAGGAGTAAAAATTCCAACTATCATTAAATTAACTGATGAATTTGGGAACCCATTAGATACAAATGCAATAATTGATTAGCTTGAAGATTAGAAAGAAAAGATTTTTTAGGCTGCGGCTTCTGGATTAAAAGATAGTAAAATTGTTTATGATTATGACATTCTTGTAAAAGGTTTATTAGATACAGGAATGAGTCAAGCCCAAGCTGATGAAGTTATAAATACTTGGATAGGAGAATTAGAAGGCGCTGCTTTAGGTAAAACAGTAAAATTTTAGGATATAGATATTGATGCTGAGACTGGAAATATTACTGCAACATAGGTAGAAGCAAATGTTACGGCTGATTCTGTTCAAGGATTAGAAACTGCTGCGAAAGCTAAAATAGAAGAAGGAGTTAATTCTGCTGAGTATGAACTTGCAGCACAAAAACTCGCTGATATAGATCTTACAGATTTTGAGGGCAGGTTTGTAACTATTGCTGAAAAATTTGTAGAAGTAATTTAGAATGGTTTAGATGGTATACAATTTAGCCCTAAGGCTGGAGATGCTGATACAAGTAAAAGTACTGGTTTTGAAACACAATCTGCAACCATTTCTGTAGATGCAGACACTACTAGATATGAATCAACAGTAGAATAGGCTTCAAATAAAAATCGTGTTGTTCCAGTAGATGCAAATACATCTGAATTTGAAAAATAGCTTAATCAAGCATTAGAAACTTCATCATCAAAAGGTACTACAGTTCTTACTGGAGATTTAAATGGGATAACCCCTTCACAATTATAGCAAAATGTGTATAATGCTATTACAAATGGTGGATATACAGGTGCAAATAATATTCGTATGTCCCTTGACGGGCAGCATTTTACAATTTATATTGATTATGTAGAAACAAATCGTCCTACCGCTCCAGGTACTTCTTCAGGGGCAGCCGGTGGTTATGTATAGTCATTAGCTGGCGGTAGTGGGAATAGATTTTTGCAACCTGGTTTTGCTCTAACTGGTGAAGAAGCTCCAGAAATTGTTTGGAATAAAGAATTAGGCTATGCTTATATTACTGGTTCAAATGGCCCAGAATTTCGAATGTTATAGCCTGGAGATAGAGTTTTTAATGCTCAAGAGACATCTCGTATTCTTCGTAATTCTAGTTTTGCCAACGGTGGATATTTTGGGTCATATGCTACTGGTGGTTGGAATAGAACAAAAATTTCAGAGCGTCGTGGGTCTAGAAGTCGTTCTGGCGGTTCTGGTGGCTCTAGTGGAGGAGATAGTAGTTCTAGTGATTCAACTCCAACTATTTGGGAAAATGAACTTGATTGGCTATATAATCTTATGGAAGATATAGCGGAACTAGAACGCGTTCAAACAAAACTTGCCGAAAAACATGACCGTTATCTCAATGATATTTCAAAAACTGGCCGCGATTTGTATAATGTAACTCAAGATCAACTTAACAATTTATACACTCAGCGTAGTAATGAAATTGAAGCTTTAACTCGTCGTCGCCAAGAAATGGCAGAGCAAATAGGTATTAGCGGATATGGAAATTATGTACAATGGAATGACCGTGATTAGACAATTGAAATAGATTGGGATGCTATTGAAGCTATTCAAGATAAAGATACTTATGATGAAGTTACTGATTTAATAAGCAAAGTAGAGAAAATCCAAGACCAAATGGATACCGCGCGCGATGCACTATGGGATATTGAAGGTCAAATTAAAGAATTAGAAGATCGATATTTACAAGAGTTTACAGAATTTCAATAGCGTATTTTAGATGCGGTTGTAAAATCTTATTAGGATTCAATTGATAATTTAACTAGTTTAAATGATACTTTAAGTGATACAAATTCTTCAATTCTTGAGTCTTTACAAAAAGAAATTGAATATTCTCGTTAGATTAGAGATAATACAGATACAGAGAATAATATTGCTGATATGGAGGCACGCTTAGCATATTTACGTCGTGATACTACTGGCGCAAATGAAGGTGAAGTTAGAGAGTTAGAAAGATAGCTTAATGAATCTCGTTAGGATTATTCTGATACTTTAATTGATCAGCAACTTGAAAGATTATCAGAAGCAAATGATTTGGCCGCTGAGCAACGCTAGCAACAAATCGCTTTAATGACAGAGCAACTTGAATATTGGCAAGAATCTGGCGCTCTTTGGGGCGAAGTTACATAGCTTCTTGCTGAAGGTATTAGTGAGGATGGTTCATTAATTCACGGCACTGAATTAGAACAAATACTTCAAAATGCAGAAGGTTGGCGTGCGATGAGCGAATAGCAAAGAGAAGTATGGGGTAATGATCTTATTACTGCTGCTAACCAAGCTGGTGCTTATTTATTAAAAATGGCTGAAGGTTTTGATAGTTTAAGTGCTGGTGTTTGGGCAATGCTTCCAAGTTCTTCAGTAACAAGTTAGAAACTTTAGTATGAAAATGGTGGCAGGAATATAAAATCTAATTACGCGTGGTTTGATGGAACAGCAACTGATCCAGAATATATACTTAACGCTCGTTAGGATGACGCATTTTTAAAGTTGGCCGATATTCTTCCTTCTGCTATTAGCGGTGGTAATACTACTAATAATCGTAGTGGAGATTTATATGTTGAACTTACAATGAATGTTGATGGAATTAATAACGATTATGATGTTGATCGTATGATTGATAGAGTAAAATCTAATATTTACGATGCAAGTAATTATAGAAATGTAAATAGTGTAAACTTTTCAAGATGATTCTACTTTAAAGCAGGAATAGAGGGGCTATAATAGCCCCTCTAAAAAGGAGGAATGAATTATGAGTGTTTACAGTGGAGATTTCCTTGGCTTTCAGTTAGGGAATGTTCATTCTTCACAATTAAATATAACACGGGTAAGTAGTGGCGACCGATACAGTGAAACTTTTATACCAAATTTTAATGATTCAACTGTTTAGGTTCCAGGTGGAGATGGAGTTTATTATTGGGATACATTCTATACATAGAAACCTTTTACTATTGATTTTGCTTTTGATGATTTGCGAGATGAAGATATTCGTAAATTAAGACAAGTATTTGGATTTAAAGGCGTACAAGAATTAATTTTTGATGAGGCGACTTATAAAAAATATTACGTTAAATGTAGTGCGCCTCCAACATTGAAATATATTAGTTTTCCTTTTGAAGAAATTAAGATTTATAAAGGAGAAGGTAGTATTAATCTTGTAGCTTATTATCCATATGCTTTAAGTACAAAAGAAATAGTTATTTGGTCAAAAAAAGAACAAGAATTAAATAATATGGGAGATCTTGAAGTTCCTATTAAAATTTATTATACTATTAATGATAATAACAAGAATATTAATTTGGAATTAAATGATGATAGTAAAGTTTTAAATATAGAAAATATTAGTAAAATAAATGCTGATGATGTTTATATTTGTATTGATAATCGTACTCATTTAATTGAAGGGTTGGATAGTAATTTTAATAAAACTGGAACTTTATATAATAGATTTATTACTTCTGGAGATTTCTTTTTACTTCCAATTGGTAAGAATACTTTAACTGCTAATGTTGATTGGGATTCAATTAAATTTAACTATTTATATTATTAAGGGGTGAGTAAATGGATAAATATGAAATAAGTTTATGGGAAGATTATCCGGATACTACTCCGAATGGTACTCCTTTTTTAAATGAAAGAAAACTATGTGTGATTGGTTCTGATACTATGCGCGCGGGCGCGCGGGCAGTAGAACCAAAATTAATTAATAATGTAAACGGTACTAATACTTTTACTTTTAAAATGTATTAGTATTATACTGATGAAATAACTGGTGAGAAATTTTTAAATCCTTTCTTAAATTTATTAATAAATGAAAGAAAGGTAAAAGTATTATGGAAAGACAAGTGGTATGATCTTTTAATTAAGAATTTAGAAGAAGATACTTCTAATAGAAGTATTACATATACTTGTAAAGATAGTTACATTACAGAATTAAGCCGTAACGGTTATAATTTAGAGTATAGTTTAGATCTACAAAATAATACTGGTACTGCTTCTGAATTGGCGTCAAGTGTTTTAGAAAATAGTGGATGGTATTTTGATGCTACCAATTCTACTAAAATTATTCAAAAAACAGAAGAAGCAGTTTATGAAGTAACTACTTCTTAGCCATTTCAAGCAACAAAATAGTCTCCATTAGGTGATACAATTGTTTAGATTCTTTCTAATAAAAAAATATTAATATTTTATTCCTCAGTAGTTGATATAACTAATGAAGAAAAAGAAAAAACTAATATATAGTTTTTATATGCATCAGAAGGTTATGCAACTGATGAAAATGATATGTTAGTTTTAAATGGAGATTGCTATACGGTAGAAGTAATGGCTCAAAAAGCCGTTGGACATGTGTATTGTTATATAAACAATTCTCTTGTTATAGATGTAAATACTGCCAATGGTATTTCTGGTTCGTATAGGGCTGAAAGATTAGTTAAAACTCAAATTAGTAAATATGACCAATTATTTGATAGGTATGTAAATGTTTATACTGATTCATAGAATAATAATAAAGAAGTATATGGATATACAAAGACAGAATTTAGTGATCCAATGACAGTAGTTAATTTAATCGCAAATCCATCTAAGTTTACTGGATTAGATGGATGGATAGGGAATGAATTAAATTGGGGATTATATCCAAAGTTTACAAGAACTTCAAGTGTTACTGATTATAGGGCGACAAGTTATTTAAAAGTAAACTCTGGTTATACATATAATTCGGCTATAAGTTCTAATCAAGCATATTTAACTCCTAGTTAGGGAGATATTAAGAATGGTAATACTGGTGGTTTTCATAAAGGGGAAAAATATGTTTTTAGAGTGAAGGCAAAAACAAATGTTTCTGGCGAACCTGGCTCTTATATTTACGATAATTCAATTTTACCTGTCATAGCAATAAATGATAATTATTAGCCGTCTGGATCAAATTATTTTGATGTAGGTGCTAGGACTAAAAATGGCGATTGGAATGAGTACATTTTAACTTGTAATACTTCTTGTCCTGTGAATGATATTGGTTCTTTAGGATTTTTTATTCAAGTTTCTTCTGGTACTACGAGATGGATTGAAGATATTTAGTTTTTTAAATATGAAATTGGTGTAACTTCTTATGATCCAAATGCTACAGAAGACCGGATTAATCCAGGCGAGGTATCTTTACAATCAGTAGCGAAAACAATTTATAGATATTATAATGCAGATCACGATAACGTAAAAAATGTAGAAGATTTATCTTTTCTTTATGAAGGAGAAGAAGAACAATCACGTTTTGTACCAGTAACAAATAATTATGAAAAGATTGCTACTATTGAAGCAAAAAATTCAAATCGTTTTAACATTCTTTAGTCTATTGCGGAGAATTTTGAATGTTGGGTTAGATTTGAAATAGATCATGATGAAACAGGTAAAACTACTTTTAATAACGAAGGCTTACCTAATAAAAAAGTTGTATTAGTTGATTATATTGGTACTGATTTAGGTTGGAGTTTTGAATATGGCATTGATTTAAAGAATATTAAAAGAAAAGTTGTATCTGATAATTTAACAACTAAAGTTTTAGTTTTACCAAATGACAATACTTTTGCTAAAAATGGATTTTGTACTATCGCGCGCAGTAATTTAAACTATACAAAAGAAAACTTTGTATTAGATTTTGGCTATTATATAAATCAAGGATTACTCAATGAGTAGATGATTAATAGAGATTTATATAGTTCTTCTAATAATTATTTAGGTTATTATTATTATTTACATGCTTATAATAAAGAATATGATGAAATAACAGATATCCTAACTCAAAAGAAAATGGAATTGACTAAATAGGAGTCATAGTTAACAGTTCTTTAGGCTCAATATAAGGCAATTTTAGAAGAACTTGAAAGATGCAAAGCAGATGTTACAATATTAGCTTGCACCGAAGAGTTTGATTCTACCAAAACACGTGAATATGTACAATCTCATGTAGACCATACAAAAGTATAGTCTTTAATGAATACTATTGGTTAGTTAGAAAATAATAAAGTTTTTATACAAACACAATTAAACAATATTGAAAATAGCGTTAGTAAATTAAAAACATATATTGAAGAACGTACAGACCGTTAGGAGGAACTTGTAGCATTAACTGAATCTTTACATACAAGCTTCTTCAAAAAATATGCTCGTTATATTCAAGAAGGCACGTGGCAAGATCAAAGTTATATAGACGATGATAAATATTATATTGATGCAATTGATGTGGCTTATACTTCATCTCGGCCGCAACTACAATATGATATAAATGTAATGCGCTTAGCTGCTCTTGAAGATTTTAGTTCAAAAGTCTTCAATGTTGGCGATATATGTTATATTATAGATCGTGATTTTTTTGGATATGCAAAAGATGGTATAACTCCATATAAATTAAAAATTATTATTAGTGAAATTACTTCTTATTTTGATACACCAGAAAAAGATATAATTAAAGTATAGAATTATAAGACTCAGTTTGACGATTTGTTTTAGCGTATAACTGCGACAACTCAAAGCTTGCAATATGCAGCGGGTGGATATGAAAGAGCTGCGGGCGCGATAACTCCAGATAAAACTTTAAGTTTTGATTTATTACAAGATACTTTTGATTATAATGAAAATTGGGTTTTAAATGCAAGTAATCAATAGGTAGTTTGGGATTCAACTGGCGTCACAATTACTGATGATAGAAATGCTGCGTTAAAACTTAAAATGATGGCTGGTGGTTTATTTATTAGTAATGATGGTGGTATTACTTGGAAAAATGCTGTACGTGGAGATGGTATTAGTACTGATGTATTAACTGCTGGTCGTATTAATACAAATGAAATATTTGTGTATGATGGTAACCATCCAAGTTTTAGATGGGATAGTGCTGGTATTGATGCTTATTATTTTAATGATTTAACTGGTAATTCAACTTTTAGTAAATTTGTTAGATTTGATAGATTTGGTCTTTATGGTTATTAGGGGGATTCTGATTTTGTACCAAGTACAGAAGATGTGATTTGGGATCCAGAATCTGGAGTTAAATTTGGCCTAACATGGAAAGGATTTTTCTTACGTGGAGAAAATGGTGGATCGAGTCTTGAAATTTCTGATGATGGCGAAGGCATTGTATTTAAAATGCTTAATTCTATTGGGAATAATTCATTAGAAATTTCTACTTCTGAAGATATTGTACTTAAAACTGGTAATGTTAAACGTATATAGATTGGCCGCTTGAATCCAACTAATTAGAGTACTGAATATGGTATCTGGATACGTGATAGTAATGGAAATAATATATTTAATGTTAGTTCTTCTGGTACAAATTCAATTGGTGGCTGGAATTTAACAAAAGATTCATTTTATCATACTTCTGGTAATAATACAATTGGATTATACTCTAGTGGTAAAAATGCTACAGTATAGGGTAATAAAGCTAATTATTATATTCTTGCTGGTTCTAAATTTGGCGTTACTATTGATGGGAATATTTATGCTTCTGGTGGTAAAATTGGTGGATGGACAATTAATAATAGTACATTAACTGGTGGAAATATCACTATAGACTCGTCTGGTAATATTAAATGTGTAGTTAATGGAAAAACGATGTGGAAATTAGATAATGCTGGTTAGGGTACTTTCCATAATATTCTTGCTGATACTGGTTATATAGCTGGTTGGCATATTGAACCATAGTCAATTTGGAATGATAGTGGCACTTCATTAAATAGTAATTTAAGTGGTAATTATCATATTGATAGATATACTATAGTTACAGATAGTTTAAAAGCTTCTGGTGGCTCAATTGGTGGATGTAGTGTTGGTTCATCTTCAATTAGTGGAGGAAACTGGAGTTTAGGGCCTAGTGGTGGCTCAATTGGTGGATGGTCTATAACACCAAATTCAATTAGTGGAACAAGTATTGAATTATTTTCAACTGGCTCGATTTCGTTATCTGGTTGTAGTATTACTGGCTATTCTGGTGGCGGCGTATCTTTTTCTGGTATGATATACTCTTATAGCTCTATTGTAAGTGGTGATCATTTATCTGGCCCGTATGTAACTGTTGGAGAGTAGAAGTTAGAAAGTAATAATGTATCTTATTTACATTGGCTTTATGATAATTGGAAGTATAAAACTCCTGAAGACGTTGGACTATAAGTTTAGATGTCTATAAACCTCTCTAATTGCTGGAATCTTCTAAAAACTTATTTACTACAACGTAGAAAGTAATTTCAAACGTGAATGTTTAAAAAATAATAAGATATATATGGACAATCAGCAGCGAAGCGGCCGCTGTGCGGTCGAACGTTCAACGACTAGTCGAAAGACGTAGGCCCAAGTGGGTCGAAACGAGAGGCCCTAATAATAGGTGAAGATATAGTCTCATCTCATATGAAAATATGAGCAGTTCACAAGAGAACGCATATAGAGTAACGAACTATATGGAAGATAATGTATGAATAGGGACGTACACAAGGATAGTAGGAAAGTCAAGTTAATTGGGATGCTGTAAAAGTATATGTCTATGATAGTTCAATAGCTGGACAATCTTATGATTTATATTATGGTAGCGAATACGTTGGTGGAGGCCAGTTATAGTTAGGATAGTAAATTTAATAAATAAAACACAGAGCTTATGCTCTGTGTTTCCTTATTCTTCAATTATAACAGGTAGTAATTCTTCAATTACATTAAACGGAATTTCGGTATCACCAAAATCATCTAATTTAAACTTTACAAATTGTACCTTATTTTCAATTTCTAATAATTCATTTAATTCTGTTTCTAAAAGTGGAATTTTTTCTTTAGGGACAGTAATAGTCCCGTTATTCTCTTCTCCATATTTTTTATACAATTCTATTTGCTTTTCTTGAATTATATCCACAAATGGGGAGAGAGTACTTTTTAATCTAGCTAAATTATAACTAGTCTTAATATTTAAAGGAAGTTTTAACTAACTTAAATCATCAAGACCTTTTATAACTTTTAAAATCTCTTGATTAGTCATTAGTATTTTCCTCTGGATTTGTTACTGTAATACTATCAATAAAAGTATCAATTTTATTTTTTACACCTTTAAAACAATCATTACAAACTTCTCGTCTCCACGTTTCTCCACGAATATTTACATTAAGAGTATTCCATTCTTCTACAACTCTTCCACAAGTATCACATGTACACACGATCATTATTCTTCCTCCCAATTAACTATCTCCATTTTTGGAGACTATATATCACTAAAATATTTTCCAATACCAATTGCATCACATTCATCTTCTGTTGGTTTTAAATTGAACCATTCTTTAACTAACATCTACATACTACGTTTTTTATCTGGTCTTGTACGACCCTTTACACCACAATGTAGCCGCCAAGTATTCGTTGGCACAATTTTATAATGTACTTTTTCTTCCACACAAGTCGCGGCGAGTATACCTTGAAGGCGCGCAAGCGTTTCGAAAGTAGTAACACCAGCAGTCGATTGATACTAAATGCCTTCTAACCCAACAAAATCTATTTCATACTAATCAATTAAAGAAATCATCCACTATTTAACATCTATGCTTCTTTCAATGTCATCATTTCCAGAAGCTACATAACTTCCATAATCGATTAGATTTTTATTATTAAAGACTGCATAGCCGCTTGTATGTGTTGCCTAATCAAGTGCAAGAATACGATATTCGCCTTTTTTCTTCTTAGTATTTCTGAACTCTTTTGTTTTTAAGCGCTCGCGCATACAAATTGGACATATGCGGTTTTCTCTAATTTTTTTCCAAGGGGCAATTACTGTATGCCCCTTATCGCATTTAAACTCCAAATTAGAATCAAGATTCTAATATGTTTCGCTTATTAGTATCCATTTATCTGGTGTAATTTCAGCTTTTATATCTTCGATTGATATGCGGGCCACATTACTTCACCCCAGTTGAGCCAAATCCTTTACCATGGTCTTCTGTGAAACCGCCAAAACTTTCGACTTGACGCCATCTTACACGCGGAATCTCAACTAGACGCATCTGTGCAAAGCGTTCGCCTTTACCAATAGTGATTGGGCTACCATAAAGTTTTACTAAATCAACATGGTCACTAACTGGATCAATATCCACATCTTTTACTCGTTGATCAATATTCTCTACAATAACACCGATTTCTTCGTGGTAATCTTCATCAATAAGACCAGGAGTATTTGGAATCCTAATCTTCATGCGCGCGCTCATACCAGAACGAGGTTGGATAAGTAGACCATAACCATGAGGAATTGCGACTTTAATACCAATAGGAATTATAACTGTCTCGCCGCATTCAATTGTATATTCCTCTGGTGAATAAATATCCATCGCGCCAGCACCATCAGTTGCATAAGTAGGAAGCTTTGCATTTTCTCTACAAAGTACAACTGGAATTTCAACTGTATGTGCAGGGTTAATAGTTGAAGAAGAAATTGAATTAGCTGCGCTTAGGAATAAGAATTTGATAAAATCTTTCTTTGAGTCACTTAAATCTATATCTCCATTATTAAATAATTCATTAATAACTTCATCACTATTATTAACAATATCGTCAATAGAAATACCAGACTGAGCAAACATTTTTACCATCGCTATTTGATTCTGCGGGTCTTCATAAGCCTTTGCCATTTCTTCTTGGAAAAGTGGACGAATGATTTCAAAATCTTCATCTGGTAGAGCAAGAAGAACTCCAAGAATATCAAGGCCATTTGCTTTTGGATTATCAAGTATATTGCCGACAGCCTCGATTGAATCATTGCTCATTCGCGTGATTTGATCAATTTTTTCTTCATTCATCTTCCCACACCTCACCATAAATTTTTGTTGCAGTTACAATCCAAGCCTCAGCTACAACTTCACCTTTTGCTTTCTTTGTTTTATATTTATATCCATTGGCACCGAGCGTATAACCCTCTTTATTTTGATTCGCACGCAGGTCATTTAGTGCTTGAATTGCTTCTTCTTCTGTATAGGCTTTAAATTCTTCTGTAATTTTAAGTTTTCTCATTTATTTACTCCTTTGTATGCGTAGATGGGTAAAGATTCCCTTTCGTAGTGCTTACAGTATTATTACCAGTTAAATTATATGATTTACATGTTACTTGAGTATAATCTGGATTATATTCTTTTCCAGTATATTTAATATCTAATGTTCGAGGATCAGTTGAAGTATAAGTAATCCCACCATTCCACCATGGATAATATTTTTTACCTTCGGCATAACCACAAGCATATCCCTAATCATATGCTTTATTTATATATTCTTCAAATTCTTTTCTACTAAGTTTAATTTCATCATCATGTTTGTCAAGATATATAACAATTGGCTTCATACTTTTTTCTCCCTTAAGATAAGATTTAAAATAACTCCAGCTACTAGCGCGAGAGCAGTTCCGCTTAAACTAAATACCTCGCCACCAAGCACTACACCACTAATTCCTAATGACAACACTACAGAACAAATAATTAAATTCTTTTGATTATTAAAATCTACATCTTTTAATAGGCGAATACCACTTGAACTAATAAATCCATATAACACACAAGCAGCACCACCACCAATTACACAAGAAGGAATTGAAGCTATAAATGCTTGAACTGGTTCAAAGAATCCAAGTGCCATCATCATGATTGCGGCAGTAAGAGTGACTTTTGTTGAAGCACATTTACTAAATCCGACTGCGGCTACGCCTTCGCCATAAGAGCAGGCGCCGAGTCCACCAAAGAAACTAGTTGCTAAATTCGCGGCACCCTCACCCACAAAAATTCTTCCAAGGCCGGGCTCTTTATAAAGATCTACTCCAATAATGCCACCGAGTGCTGCATGATCACTTAAACACTCACAAATAGCACTAATTGTAAATGCTACATACATAATAACTATTGGAATAATTGAATTATCCATTTTATGCATATTCATAAAAGCAAAAGTTGGAATATTAATTAAATGAATATTATTAAATACAGAAAAGTCAACTAAACCAAATGGAATTGCAACTATATATCCAACCAGTGTTCCAATTAAGAATGGAAACATGGCTAGCGCGCCTTTAAAATAGTGACTTGAAATTGCAATAGCTAATACTGTAATTAATGCAATTACTAGTCCAACATTACCAGTATCACCAATATATCCAGGAATAAATCCCATCAAATTAATACCAATTACAACAGTTACCGAACCGATTAAAACTCTTGGCATTACTTTATATAGATTATCTACTGAAATATAATTAAAAATTAATCCAAAAATAACATATACAATACAGCTTACTGCGCCACCAACTGCTACTGCAGAATATCCACCAGCCGCCAGTGCTGCAAGAACTGGGGCTACAAAAGCTCCACTATTGGAAATAAACATTGGTGATTTACCTTTTGTTACTATCCAATATATAATAGTTGCTGCGCCGGCCCCAAAGAAAGCACCAGAAAGCGGGACACCGCATACTTGAGCAATAAGTGCTGTTGCTGTAAAGCAACTAAGCATTACCTAAAGTGCAAATAAAAGTAATTTACCAATAGGGGGTGTATCTTTTACATTATATATCATTACTTTTCCTCCCAAAAAGCTTCATAAATTTCTTGAGTAATTTCATTTGGAGTTATAAATCCAAAATTCTTAGAAACCCAATCTTTAATTTCCATAATTGCTTCTTCAATATTTGAAACTAAAGCACCATATTCTTTAATTAATCCTGTCACATATAAATTTTGATAACTATATTGCTGCTCACCAAGACTCGCCGCACCGCCGGTGTCTTTTGCTTCACTATGTGTTAATGCGCACTGGCGATTATCGGTACAAATACCCACAATAAGTTTTGTATCACCACGCGCGATCTTCTCGTGGAACTTACCGATTTCAGCACATGTGCCTGCTGGTAAGACATCACCATCTATACAAGCAATTAATATATCTGTATTATCAAGCCGTGCATTATCAGCGGCTGCGATTTCTTTACTTCCAGCAAACTTTTTCTTTCCTTCGACACCATTAATATCAGTGTTTTCTACTGGGCTATATAAATCAATATTAGGAAAAGCTTCTCTAATTTTTTTAGCCCATTCTGTATTTCTTAAAAGGTCTCCATACGTGAAAATAGGCCCTGCTAAATATGCTTTCATATATTGTCTCCTTTATTTATAATAAATCTCTTCCATTTATATATATATTATATCATAAACGGAAGAGAAAGTCAAATTTACGGTTCTAAATATGTAATTTTTTTACCAAGTTCTTCTGCCCACTCAATTTCACTTCTAGTTGATTCGCCAATATAACCATTTTGATTTATAACAAAAATTTCATCAGCGTCCGCTATTTTTGCCTTATGAATTTCATCCAGATGCTCTTTATTTTCTTCATCTATAGTATCACCGCGATGAACAAATACTCCTGGCATAGTAACAATATATCCTTTTAAAGTAAATTCTTTTGCAATATTAAAAAACATTTCTTTAAAGCGGGTACTCCCACATAAACATATTTTAGGAGTTTTAAGAACTTTATAATATCTGCCGCAATGACAAAAACCAAAGTGATCTTGTTCCCTAAAATCTTTGCAAATACACTTAGTATCCTCACTTTTTTCAAGCGCACAGCAACAATATCCATCATTTTCTTTTATTGCTTCTTCAATTTCTTTACGATGGATAAAATCTGGATTTAATTTAATTTCATAATTATTAGAACGCATTTTTATTTTCTCCAATATCTATTGTTGAATATTCAAAATATCGCCTCAACATATATATTTTGCATACTGATTATTAGAAGCAAGTTCTACTCCTAAAACCGTATCAAATATATGTGGAGAATTTGGGATAAATCTTCCAAATTTTACGATAATATTATTTACTTGAGATAGAAATTCTATCTTATCTTGAACTTCTTCTTCTTTATAACCAGTATAAATTATAATCGGATCTTTTGAGAAAGCACGAAATACACAGATAAAGCTCCACAGCTCTTCCCAACTATCTAACGGTTCAAGGCCGCCACAGACGATTGCATGAGTTAAAGAATTATTTAAATATCTTTGTACCACATCTATGCTTTTAATTTCAACTTCTGGTTCATGTGCAAGTGCGAAATTTTGGCAGATTTGGGAACCGTTTTCCTTATCGCACTTAAAAGTGCAATAAGGAAAGATCAGAAACATTGAAGGTTGTTTATAATTACATATATCGTATTCATTTAAACCTTTTAATTTCATGCGTCGGCTCCTTTCTCATTTAATGGCATCCATTCGCGCAGTTTAAATTCAGCTTTACGCTCTTTAGAATAGGTTTTAGTTGGGGTATAGAAACCTACAATTCTCGTGTACTCTGTTTCAACTGGTTCACCACATACAGGGCATACTTTACCATAAAAGCTATGATAATTCTTGCATTGTGCGACTTTACCATTAAAAGCAAAATATGTTACACCTTGGGCTGCAACCCAATTCAACATTTCCCAAGCCTGATCAAATGTTGAAAATGGAGCGTCAACATTAATATGTTCAATTGATCCACCATTGCAGTAAGAATCAAATGCGGCACAAATCTTGGTACGTTCGAGAATCGTTGCTTTAATTCCAAGAGGAATCCACTGGTTCCCATAAAGAGGAAGATCTTCCACAACTTTATCAGGGTATAGAAATTTGTCTGCGGCTTGCATCTTTGCGGCGGCTTGTTCAGCTGGGACTTGCTCAATATTAAACTTATAGTTTTTATCAAGTGAGAAATTATCAATGCAATTACGAATTACATTAAAGATGCGGCGGCCAAGGGAATAAGCTTCATCTATATAATAAGTGTTGCCAAATTCATCAACTTTGGTATAGCCAAAAGTCTTCATAGCTTCATAAATACCATTCACGCCAATCGTTGAATATAAATGTTCAAAGTCTACAAGGCCAGAAGAAAAACTGGGTAGCAGGCCCTTCTCAACATTTCTAGTAATTATATCACGCTGAACATCAAGAATTTTTAAATTAAGTTCGGTGAGATTACGAAGCTTTACTAAGAACTCTTGTTCAGTTTTACTTTGGTAAGCAAGGCGCGCGATATTTAAAGTAGAAACCTTTACAGAACCAACTTTCAGTGCGGAACCACCGATGGAATTGAAGTATAGATCAGTTACATCTGACTTTAGACGGCAGCAATTACTTAAACTATTAACTGTGCTATCCGTAAAGAAATTAAATAGGTTCCATTTGCGGGATGCTTCACATGCCCAGCGCGCGAATTTATCATCAACAAATTCATTATTTACGTATAAAAGCGAAGCTGTAAGGACTGGGAATGTAAATATATTTTCTTCTCTAATTTCATTTACAACGTCAATAAAATCCTTCTGGAATTGAATAATTTCTTCTTCTTCATCAATCATTAGCTCTCCATCAGGGAATACAGAACCACCAAAGATAGCTTCAAAATAAGGATGGTCAAATACGCTTACGTTTGTAAAAGCAGCTTGGTCTGTGCGTACCCAAGGTTGATTAAGACGATAAATAAGAGCCTGAAGTTGCTGATGCTTATAAGTTTCTGGATCTTTGGTATAGTACCCAGCTTTTACGTCACGGCTCCAAAAATAATAAAGATATGGGATAAGATTAGGCAAACCTACTGCTCCACTCTGGCGGCGGCTAAGCCATGCGATTCCTTCCATTAAGATTTGAATAAAACTATCTAAATGCTTTGCTGGCTTTGCATTGTAGTTTTCAATAAAGAACAAACCGCGTTCAACAATATCTTTAATATCATAAGCAAAACAATAATGATAGAAGGTAGAAGTATTGAAATCATGCATATAAAGCGCATAATTCCACATAGCTTCCATAGCTTCATTTGCTGTTTTGAAACCATACTTTTTATTCAGTTCATAATAAAGTTTATTAAAAGCAAGAAGCTTTTGGTGCGGTTTTGACATTTCTGACAACAGAGTTACAATATCTTTCTGTGCAATATTAGCATTTGCATCAACAGAAGCATTTGCAACATTATCAGAATCAATAAAGCCTTCAATAAAATCAGTAAGACTTAGTTTTTCATCATCTAATCCCTAAAGCTTTAAAAACTCTTCACCATATGTCTCAGCCATTTTATTAAACTGAGTCTGGAAATTTTTCTTAGTTCTAATATTTATATTCATTGCGCGTTCACCCACTTAATTGCTTCTGAGAAGCTATAATATTTATCCTCAACTTGAAGAATTGGCGCGGCCGTAAAACCAAGCTTCTTCATTTCTTCTACATCATCACTCGTAGTATATTCAATAGACTTTTTATTAAGCTTCATCTCTAAAGCTTTGCATTGTGGACAATGTGTAGTATATAATTTAATTGTCATAAATCGCTCCTTCAAAACCATCGCAATATTCGCAAACACCATCAATAAAATTATGATGACATTGCGCGCGAAGGCTATCATTTTCTTTCATTAAATCTTGGATTTCTTTGTTTAAAACAAAAGTATCCAGTAAAGTTTGTATACGAGCATTATTTTTATTAATTCTTTCACGAATTTCGCTCCCACTCATTTACTAATTTTCCTCCTTGTAAAATTACATTAGGCGTGCTATAAAACATATCGAATACTTCGTAATTGTTTTTTCGCATATATTGGAAACTATCACGTATTTCTTGGAGACTTACTGCGAAATGGCTCCATGGCATTACTTCAAGATAGGCTCGTTTTCTTGAAGCACACCAGCTATATAATGTTTCTCTATGTGGCAAAATATGCTCACAATATGATCTGCCATAATAACAATTAAAAAGCTTCATAAGATTTAAAAGTTCTGGAGTTTTAAAAAACTCGTTACTAATGTTAAGTAAAATTTTTGTATTATGACTTCGTAAAAATAATAACTGCTTATAAAATTCTCCTAAATAATGTTCCAAAAAATGGTTCTCGTCGGAACATCCATAGGTGAAGTTATAAACCATTTGCCGCAAGCCCAAGATTGGTTTCTCACATAAAGCGACCAATTCATCATTCGTGAACATTCCATTGTATTGGAGATAGAATACTGTCCCCATCGGTGGCAATTTAAGCCATTTCATAAGTTCATCAAAGTTATATACATTAATAGGATATTTATTACCAATTCTATATGGTAAGCCGCTCGGCCGCCGTTTACTTACATCTTCTAATAATTCAAACGCGCCAGGTATAGAAGATAAATCATAATCATGTAAGATAACCGATGGATGATATGGTTGAAGTCGCTCATAGGGGAAAGGCTCTAATGTTTTTCCATCTAATGACAACCGAACATGAGTGGCATTGAGAATTGTTCTGATTTCTTCTCTGCGCGCTTTTACAGTACCATATTGCTCTTTATACTTCTTATAAATCTCAAAATCTGGAAGTATATGTTCCATTTCTAAATTAAAAGGTTTATATTGTTCTGAAAATGCACGACCGCCATATTCAACATTTGGACGTAAAATTTTATTATCATAAATACCATCATCATATTCTTTCCTAAAGAAAATACTAGTATAACGAGCTGGTTCAAACTCAGGACTGAATACAACTATATCTCGTTTACTTTTGCGCCAAGCCGCGTATTTCGCACATTCCAAATTTGGGATAACGCTGGGATAATGGAAGTAATCCCAGTCATAAACTAAAATTACTGCCATTATCCTTCATCCGCCCTTTCTGTTTTAATTATTAATCTTCCATTTTCAATACCAGTTATCTGTTCTACTCTATGCCAAGGTGTAGCTTTATATACTTTTGCAACAAAACTTTCTTCTTGACGAATACCAGTAACAATGATTTTATTACCACGAGTGAACATGGACTTTTCAATTACATGCTTCTTTCCATCCGGCCCTTTTACAGAGATTTGCTTATCATATGCTTCAAACGCTCCATAAATTTTTACCGAAACTACACCAGTTGGCGTTAACAATTGTACTGTCTTTTTAGCTTTATCTCTATCCAAAACTGTGCCAGCAATACGATGAAGTTTAAAGATTGGAACTTGTTTGCCTTTAATTGGAATAACTCTTTCTACTTCTGCTTGTTCACTAAGATCAAAGAAATCTTCGATCATATAAATATCCAAATCAACATTTGCTAATTCATGATCGTGAGAATAAAACGAAACAGAATCCATTTCCCATTTACTAAGATCGCCGAGACAATATTTATTCCAAACATCAAAAGTCAATTTATCATTTACAGCTTTAAGAAGCTCTTCATTATGTTCTTTTACAAACGGCCTAATAATATCCATTTGTTTCTTATAAATACTATCCCATACTGTTTGCTTAATACAAAAACCGCTTTCTGTAAATCTATTTGGCTCAGTTTTATCTATATCAAAATAAGTTTCAAGAAATTTAAAAGCTGGATTGTCAAGACCATAATAACCTTGATCCATTTTCATTTTCTTAATATACTTATTAAAATTATACACACGACGCTGTAAATCATATTTATCTGGAATCAAACCAAAATCAATTAACATTTTCATATTTTGGAGAGTGATGCGTTTCTTAGTATCACTTATCATATCAACATACTTATGCATAAGTTCTGTTCTATCTCCAAAACTATCAAACGCTCCAGACTTAATAAGATTTATCATTTGAACTTTATTAACTTTTACTTTTGAAAGAAAATCAGTTATTGAAGTATACGGACGATTCATGATGATTGCTTTTACAAGTTCTTCACCCACGCGCGTAATACCACTAATACCGTAACGAATAATATTAAGTTCTGCATCTGGAGAAAACGTATAAGTAGATTTATTAATGTCTGGAGGCTCAACAATGATCCCACTCATTCTCATTTTTCCAATTGCAGTCGCAATTTTACCATAGTTTACGCTTGAAGTTTTCTTTTTCTTTTTTACACCAGCTTCAGCTTCTTCATCTTCATCATCATCTTCTTCATCATCTTGTGTGAACTCTTCAATTTCATTATTATATACTTCTTCTATTACTTCGACTTCTTCATCTTCTTGCTCTTTTTCATCGCCGCCCGCATCTGTAATTAAACACGCACAGTTCCAAAAGATAATTGGATAATGATATGCAAGATTCATTTCTTGAAGTGCAATTAAACTGTATGCAAGAGTATGAGACTGGTTAAAACCATATCCACGGCTCATTGCAATCAGTACATTCCATACATAATTTGTAAACTTTTGATTAATTCCTTTTTCTTTTGTGACTTCAAAAAATTCTTTGGTCAATGCATCATAATCTTTTGGATTCTTCTTCGCGATTGATTTACGAAGTTTATCTGCCCAGGTCAAACTAAAACCACCAAGTTCTGGAAGTTGAACCAACTCCATAAATTGTTCCTGTGCAATACAAAGACCATATGACATACCAAGAACTGGCTCAAGAATTTTTCTTTCTTCTTCCCCAAGCCCATATCGTTCCATTTCTTTTTCCCATTCGTCAGGATTTGCTTTGAAGCGTGCGAGCTTATCAGTTGGCATTTCTCCACCTTTTTCTTGTGCCATAAGACGAATCGTTGAATTAAGAATCGCAAGGTCATCAACAGAAGTTGGTTTTAGAGTTGCGATACCATTAATACCAGACTGCTTTTCCATTTGGAATAAAGACTGAATCTCATGATTCCAAACCATCTGCCACATCTTTGGATTATCGCGCTCAAGGTTGTACACACCGATAATATTTTCATAAGTTTCTTTTAATGTGCGCTCGCGCTCAACTAAACCAGCATCACACAAAAGATCAATACAGTTATGAATCTTATCCATTGCTTCAACAGATAATGCATCATACTTAATAAGACTTACATCTTCTGCATCATGAAGTTCAAACTGTGTACAAATCGTACCATCAGGCGCGCGCATCAATGCGGTCGATTCTGTAAATGGCTCATCAACAAAGATAACGCCGCCAGCGTGAATACCAGAGCCACAAATTAACCCCTCAATTTTCTGTGCCACATTCCACAGCTCTGGGTAATTGTTCATTTCTACAATAAATTGCTTTATTGGTTGAAAATCGTTTTCTTTATCACCATTATAACACTGGCTTAATGTTCTTAACATACCACGATCTGCCGGAATCAAACTTGCGATATATTGAGCTATATCTACGTCAATACCTAAGCCGCGCGCAGCTGTAAGAATTGCAGATTTAGATTTTTCTGTACGAAATGTCGCGACGTTTGCAACTCTATCTTCTCCATAATATTTACGAAATGCATTTAAAACTTGAGCACGTCGACCGCCCTCAATGTCGAAATCAACGTCAAGGACAGATACACGGTCAGGATTAAGGAATCTCCAACGAAAGCATTTGGTTGTTTCTCTGAGCGGATTAATTTGAGTTATGTCTAAACAATAAAGTAAAATAAATCCAACACCAGAACCTCTACCAGGCCCAACAAGGCTATCAGCTTCCCAACAAATATCAATTATATTTTGAAGATTTAAATAATATGCGCTCCATCGTGCATTGTTTACATTTGAGGATACCCATGTATCCTCAAGACATGCATTAATTTCATCGTATGCTTCTTTATTTTGAAGATCTGGATGTTTATTAATTCCATCTACCACCATATTTGCCAAATATTTATCTGACTCATACTGTGATTCAATGAAAGTTTTTAACATTGGTATTCTATTAAACCAAATACCATTTGCTAAATAATTATATTGCTTCCACTTTAAATTCGGAATTTTGAGCGGTCGCAGTAAACTAAAATCTTCAATACTATCTCTAATATTTAAAATATTTTCATATGCTCGTTGAAGTTCTTCTTCACTAAAATATGAAAAGTAACTTTCTAATTCCTCTGTTCCCATCATATATGTGGTCGCATAAAAATCGTCAACCTCGCGGTCGCCGTTCTGTGCGTTAAGATATGCCTTATGAACTATTCTATCTTCTTTCTTTAGATAATGACTATCTGTAGTAATAATATATGGGATACCAGTTATACCTGATAATTCAATTAACTGCTTATTAACATAAATTTGGTCTTTATTTTTACTTGGTTGTAATTCTAAATAAAAGTTCCCATGACCAAAAAGATTATCCATTTGGTCTATCCAAATACCAATTTTTCTTCCCAAATCTGCATTTTGTGTATCTCTATGTCTGAGTAATTGTGTAGGAAGCGCGCCACCAAGGCAGGCCGTTGAACCGATTACATGACCTGGATTCTTCCCAATAATCTCAAACAAATCATTATAATATGTTGGAACTCTACGCATACCGCGTGCCATATAACTACGCATCCACGCACGAGTTGAGATTTCTCGAATCTGTTGCGCTCCAATTGCATCCTTTGCAAGAAGAATAAAGTGATAATATCTATCAACTTCTTTATTATAATTCTGCGCGTTTAACCCATTTCTACAAAGATAAATCTCATTACCAAGAATTACTTTTAATTCTGGATACTTTTCTTTTAATTTCTTTGCAGCCTTTTCAGCCTTAACCCACCCACTAATACTTTCATGGTCAGTTAAGGCTACTACTTTATGCCCGAGCGCACCCGCGTAATTAAATAAATCATCAAGTTTGTTTATGCAGTCGCGCAAACGAATATTTGAATAATCTGAATGATTATGTAAGCTCCCTGGGTAATTCAGTTTCTCCATTCAACCACTCTCCATTTCTATTTTCTATAATAATTATATCACAAAATATAAGGAAAGTCAAATTAACTTTCCTTAATGAATATTCATTATCCAATAAATATTTATTAAAATCCAAATTATAAAAATCACATCAAAACTCCAAAAGATTGTCGATAAGCTCATAATCCTCTATAAATAACTGCGCTGACCGGTTCCCCATCCACTCATTAATATTTGGTTTACCAACAACGCTAATTTTAATTTCATTACATTTCCCTAACTGCTCAATCAAATCAGATGCATGGAACTTAATAAATATAACTCCATTTCTTTCAAATCGAACAGTATCTTTATTAGTACCAATAACTTTATAATCAGTATTATCTAAATAAATATTTGGAACAAAAATCAGCGGCTCAGGATTCCCCTGCCCGTAAATATTTGTATTAGAAGCTAAATCATAAATTAAATCTTCTAAATCAGAAGCATTTGGTTCTCTAATAAAGTTTACATCATACATACCTTCATTAAAGTTAATATCTTTAAGTGCTTCATTTGCATATTCATGAAACGCGCGCAAATTACTATCAAGAATACTCGCACCTGCCGCATTTGCATGGCCTTGCACCCATTCAAAATATCCACTATCATTTAAGAACTTTTTGAGGTCTTGCAACTCACAATCAGCTACATTACGAATAGAACCACGGTCATACCCTTCATCATTAAGGCGAGCGAGTATAGTCGGGCGCTTGTACTTGGCCGCGAGTTTCATGGCTGTAAGACCAGTAACTTCTGAGGGATATTCATCGTCATCATTTAAACGAATAAATAAAATCTTATTTTCAAGTAAATCATACTTAAAAATCTTTTGCTCTAACTCACTGACCATTTGGTCTGTTAAACGATTTTGTTTTGCTTTTGCATTAGTGCATTCACGTAATGACTCAATAGCTACTTCTTCTGTAGTTCCTTTGGCTCCGCGTTTATTACATGGTACTTGTTTATGTCCATCAATAAGTCCAAGAAATAGTCTTTCTTTTTCTTCCATACTACCCATTCTAATCATAGCGTTCATCATAGGGACAATATAGAAAGCAACACTAATTGGAGTCACTTCATTATTCATCGAATACGCTTGTTTTTCAATTGCACATTTAAAGAAGTAATTCTTTACATGGCTAAATCCATAAAGCATAATGTAGCGGTTTTCTAATTCAAGAACAGAACCCATATCGCCACATACACCAAGTGCCGCTAAATCAATTAAACTATCACTGTGGTGATAGCCCTTAACTTGGTCAAAATAACGACAAAATTGCCAAGCTACTCCTGCGCCAGTCAATTCTTTATTTGAATAATTTGGTGAAAGTTGGTTATTAATTATACAAGCGTTATCACTAATAGGCTGGCCATCATCAATTTCATGATGGTCTAATACAAGGCATCGCATACCATGCTCTTTTAATGCCTCGTGATATTCATAATCATTACTTGAACTGTCTGGCAAAATAATTAAATCATAAAATTCATTACTATTAATAATAGTTTGAGTATGGTCTTGTAATCCATGTTCTTTATGTTCATGTAACATATAAGAAATCTTTTGATTTGGAGATATAGCTTTTATATAATTATACATAATCGCACTTGAAGTAAAACCATCAACGTCACAGTCTACAATAAGTAAGATGTGAGAATTTTCTTTATTAAGAGTTTCTTCAAGCCAAATCGCGCCAGTCTTTATATTATCTAAATCTAATGGGTCATTTAAACAAGAAGCATCTGGATGTAGATACTTCTCAATATTTGTTACACCGCGCACGGTCAATAGTTCTTTTAAATAATTAGATTGAAAATTTTCATTTACTAAATTTACTTTCATATTTATCTACCTTCTTATTCTTCAAAGTAATAGCAAAAGCTGCTTTTGGCTTCTCTGAATAAGAAAGTTCAAAAGGAAGCCTTTCAATAACATCAACTGTATAATCATTTTTAATGTCTTCTGCAATTTCAAGTATTGCTTCATCCATATTTATAAAATTTATTTCATATCTTTTTTGTAGAATCATATTTAAATCCGTACCCTTTTCTGTAGTAGTTTAATAAAAATATCTTCACCTTTATCAGTAGGCGAGTCTTTTAAATCTAATAAATTTTCTTTATCATATATAAAACTAAAATTTGTATATGCTTGATATTTCTTACATAATTCATAAAGATGATTAAAGTATTTACCTTCATGCGGTAATTCTTCTTTATCAAAGCATATCACAATTTCTTGAGGATGGCAAGTCCGCACTAATATATCAAGCGCATATTTATTTAATTTTGACCCGCACACAGCGGCCGCGCAATTAGGAATTGAAAATGACTCCATTTGAAGTACACTTTTTTCAGCTTCAAATAAATACGCAATTCCAGTTGCTTTTATATTTTCTTTTGTTTTATTAAGCCCATAAAGATTAAGACTCAATGGATGACTATACCATTTTCCTTCTATTTGAATTGGCATATATTTACCCCATGTGTCTATATCTTCTTGATTGAGCGCGCGCCCTCTAATTCCAACAAGTCTTCCATTCACATCATAATGCGGAATAATAATTTTATTTTGAGAAGGAGAATATCGAATATTAAATTTATCCATAGCTTCGTAACTGATTCCATCATTAAGCCACTCAATTGGATAATATTTAATAAAACATTCCATTATCTTATCAGAATAAGCCGGTAAGTCTTGCCTTTCTTTTTTTAAAGTATAATCATTACGAATTGATTTATATGAAGTAGTGTTTTGATGCTCGTTAAAATATGAACAACCGCGTATAACTTCATATATATCAGTGAACCAATCATAATCTATATCTCTTGCTTCATAAAAATGTTTTAAGAAAGAAAAGATAGACATCGCGCCATCTTCTGTATAACAATAAAATATATGCGTATTCTTATAATAATAAAGCTTCATTGAAGCGTCATCAATATTACTATGATGACACACAGTTGGCATAACTAAATAGCTTTCTCTATCCTCATATGGAATTTCTAATCTATCCAGCATACCCTTAACTTTATTATCATCTAATTCATCAATAATAGCTTGATAGTCTATCATTTAATCTCATTCACTTTCTGTAAAATTTCATTATAATTAGAACCTTCCCAATCTATCTCATATATAAAATGTCTTTCAAAGTCTTTAATAATTTCCATTCTTGCATCAGTCATATATAAATCTTGCTTCTGAAGAGTACCTAAATCAATTGAACTCCAAATTCTTACTTGTGTCCATGCACCACTTCGTACTTTATATATATCTGTTACGAGATTTGGAATCGGCTGACCCATACTTGCAAAGAAATCAACTTCTTCCTTTGTAGGCCGCGCGCATACCATACCAATATCTGCTTTATTTATAACCGCGCGCGAACCAGCGATTGAACTTTCATTTCTAATAGTTGTATTTGAATCAGCTTGCGCATTAACTTGTGTTGATGTAAAAACACAAACATTTAATTCAACAGCTAATTCTTTTAAAGCCGTAGAGAACATAAGTAAAATTTCATCATTACGTAATGCTATACCTTTAAACTCTCCAAGCAGACTTGGACAAATAAAAATATAGTCAAAAAATACATACTCAATTTGATGAAGAATAACTTGTTCTCTAACTAAATTCTTTACTAAATCAATTCTAGGCGCAGGCATTTGGACAATAAAAAAATTATCCTTATATTGCTCCATAATCCAAACTGCTTGACGAATAATTCTATTTTCTTTTTCTGTAAAATTACCATATCTAAATTTAGATTCATTAAATCCAGTAAGATATGCAAGAATCATTTTTTGAATCTCTGGAATTGTTTGTTCTGTTGCTATGAACATTACAGGACGACCAGACCCATTCTTAACCCATTTATCTTGCGTAGAGTCATAATTAAATGGATATGCAATAAGGCATGCATCACCAACAGCTTGACGAGTTTTACCAGTACCACTCGCCGCACTTCTAATAACTAAAGTACCCAGCCGCGCACCAGAGATAACTTCACTTAGAATTTCTCCCTGTACGGGTACACCAATATCAGCTTTATTATTTGCATCTTCAATAATACTCCAAATATCAGACGCGGCGCTTTCAGTTTGAGTTACTTCATTCTGAGTAAACTCATTTTCAAAGCCAAGAACTTTCTGTTTTATTTTTGTAAGAATATCATCAATCTCAAGCTTTTCAAAGTTTTTATTTATATCCAATGCTTTCGGATTCGTTAAATCTTCAATATAAAATTCACTAATATCAAAACCGTCATCTTTAAGTTTTGTAAGCAAATTAATCTTCTTTAATCTCTTATAATAAAAATCAAAGTTTTGAGTTTCAGAAAGATACTCTGCATCTTGAAGATATTCAATGCCATTATTCTGTTTAAATATTACGGCGGCCGCACCATTGGTTTGAAGATAGTTTTCAATATCAACTGGTTGAATTTTATTAGCGCCACCGCGATACAAGTTTTCAATAGCCGCAAAAATATATTTATCAAACTTATAATAGAAGTCGTCAAGACTTAATTTATATCTATCTGTTTCACTCAAAAACTGCGGATGCTTCATTAAGGAGCCAAAGATTTGGATAATACTTGTTTTATCAACCAATTATTCTTCGCCTCCTATATCATCTAAATTATATTTTTCTCTCGATTTCTCTTTACGAGTTAATCTTATAATTGAACGTGTTTTTGCCTGCTGCTCTAATTCTTTCACAAATCCTCGTTTCTTTCTTTCCTGTTCAATCCAATAAGCTTTTGCATCAGAAAAAACATATGGGACTATGCCAAGCCCACCATGTCCTTTCTCCCATGAGTTATGCTTTATTTCATAAAAATATTTGAGTGTAAAATAAATTCCTTTTGGATTAATTTTATTTTCTTTCCAGAATTTCTTTATTTGTGCTTCACATAAAAAGTAATCATAAGAGACTTTCATATCTCGCGCGAGAAAGTCATAAATCATTTTAACCCAATCATCATCTGATGTAGGTTGTGCGCGCCAAGTCTCATAACAACTTTTATGATAATAATAATTTCGTGATGGCATTATCCAATCAACATTTTCTTTTTCTTTTGTTTTGTCAATTTGGACATGACATAATCTACATTCCGGCATCCCATCACCTTCCAATCTTATTTCTATATATATTATATCACAGATTCCGGAATTTGTCAAATTTAAAAGACACAGGTCAAGCCTGTGTCTTCATCATATCTTCCATATCAACTACTACTAACTGAAGTAAATCTACTTGGTCTTCTGTAAATTCACTTAGTTTCATTCGACGACCCATCGTCATTTCAATTTTCTTTAAAATTTCACTAGCTATTTCTGGTTTAGCGCTATCGCCCTCACCAACTAACTGCTTCCAAAGATTTTGAGCTTTTTCTCTGACTTCCTTAAAGTCGAGCTTCGTCTCACCCTTGGTCTTAATAGTATTTACTACTGTAGCGCCATCTTTCTGTTCTGCCATTTCAATAGCATCAGCAATAGCATTTACTAATTCATCATAACCAAACGGAATCTTATCGGGCATATACTTGAATCGACTACCAGCAAATAGAGTAGGAGTTTCTCTTGTATAGAGCCACCGCTTTCTCTCACCATTTACCCACTCATTTCCGATATAGCCAATAATATCAACAATGCCATTACAAATCTCACTCGCACGCTTTGGTAGGTCAGGAGAAATGATTTCTACATCGCTACCATCCGCAGTTTTTTCTACACGAGAAGCACTGTGTGCAATCAATACAACACCATATCCAAGACGGGTAATTTCTCTCAAAGAGTTTTCAAACTCTTTCTTACATGCTGTATATCCTGCGCCCCAAGCAATATCACTAATCTTCTGTACGCCATTTTGCTGGCATACAAATTTTTCGCACATATCCCAACAGATAGATACAGTATCAATAATTACTGTTTTAAAACGGTCTTTTGAACGTTGGTCTGCCAAGTCTCGGAGTGCCATCTTATAGTCACTCCACTTGTTTATATCAAAAGGATATGCTTCACCAATTGCATTATATCCTTTTTCAAAAGCCAAGAGAACTGCATCAGGGAAAGAGCAAGCCGCGGTAGTTTTACCGCTTTTTGGCTTGCCGTATAAAAGCACATACTTTCCTTTGAGGTCTCTTGAAATTACATTTTTTTCAACTTCCCAAAGATGCATATGGCACCTCCTTAGAAGCCAAGATCAAAATCCTGATTTGAACTTGTAGGTGCAGGGGTAGAATGAGGCTTAGTATTGGTCTTATCCTTCAGAGTTTCCAGATAAGCCTTATGTTCCTTAAGGGCGGCAGACAGGTCAGCGGGCGCAAATGCCATATCATTCTCCAGCGGGGACTGAGTACCACTAGTAACAATCAATTCGCTAACACTGACAGTCTGATGACGAACTTCAGGTTCACCAAAATCCATTTCCTCAATAATTTCCTTAGTAGTGCTGGTAAAGTTAAGACGACCCTTTGCACTATAAGTCTTCTGATTCTCCCAATAAGAACTAATAGCATCAATTACACGAGGATTGGTTGCATAAAACTCCATAGTATCAACCTTGCCACCATACTGCGGGACGATTGCTTTAATACGAAGCTTCTTAGGTTCTACTTCAACGCCATCATTATCAGTTACAAAATCCATCGAAGAAACAGCAAACTCAAGATTCCAAGATGCCTCAGGTCTAAACTCACCAGTTGCCTTAGAAATAAAAGATGCGTTAATACGCGGGAAAGATACAAGCTGCTTCTGAGGATTATAATACTCATTCATACGAATATTACCGCTGGTAATACGAATCTTATCTGCACCAGCTTCGCCAGCACCAGAAGCGATAGAAGTAAACTCAGTCATAACCTTTTCGATAGATTCAAATGCGGGGTTAGGTTTACCATCATTCTTCAGCTTGGTTGCGAACATATAGACAGGAATCTCCAGAGAGACTTCCTCATTATTAATAACCTGATTTACGAGAACTTTAATGTTGCCACCGATATTATCAACGGTTACACCATTCTTAACAAAAGAACCATATTTTAGATTAATTTCAGAAAGAATACCTTCAATACGTACTACATTTTTAGCTTGTCTTAACATAATTTTATTTACCTCAATTTTATTTTTATAGTTTTATTTTATAGTTCTTTTGGGCAAAATGGGAGTCAATATGACTCCCTTATATTTATTACTCGTCTTCGCCCTGAACGAAGTTAATACCAGCATCGGTCAGCTGCACATAGGTCAGAGGCTTCTCTTCGCCCTCAACAGCAACCTTCTCACGATAAGCCAGCTCATTCTTCACGAGGGAGTTTACGCGACCAGTAATGGAGGCAATCTTCTCGCAATTTAGAGCGGTCTTCATCTCTTCTGTCGTTGCACGACCACCATGGGCCTGCAGATACTCAAGTGCTTCAAAAGTCTTTTCAGTAAGTTTCATAATTCATTTTCTCCTATAATTTAAAATATTTTTGTTTGTTTTCTTAAAAGGTTTATCTCTCTCAACCTTTCTGTATATATTATACTACGAATTTCTATAAATATCAAATTTTCACAGTGAAGAAATTCCGATAACATAATTGTTAGTTAATTTAAT